GAAAGTTCTTGGAGTTATGAAAAAAAACGAAAAAAAAGGTGATATTAATCTATATAAAAAAAAAGAAGTAAAAAAAAAGAAAAAATTAGTCCATCGGGATTTACTGAACGGCATAAAGAAGCGTATTGGAAGTGGGTCATAAATAAAACAGAACAAGATGAAAAGAAAATGATTGTTTTGTTAAGAAAGTATTTTAATAAACAAGAAAGAAGAGTTTTATCAACCGTTAAGAGTCAAGTTAATTTTAATTTTAATTTAGCAAAAGAAACAACGAGAGCAAGAATGGATTTTACTCCATTCATACGAGATATAGTTGCTAAATACGGAGATGAAACCTTCGAGTTTTTAGGATTAACCGGTTTTGATAATAGTAGTACAAATGTAAGAAGTTTTTTAAAAAAAGACGGATTACAATTTGCAAAGGATATAAATAAAACAACTAAGAAAAGAATATCAAATGCGATAGCAGATGGAACAGAAGCAGGTGAAAGTATTGTAAGTATAAGAAACAGAGTAAGAGATGTTTATAAACAAGCTTCTACTTCCAGAGCAATGACAATAGCAAGAACAGAAATATCAAGAGCTTCTACTTTTGCAACGGTAGAAGGGTATAAACAAAGTAAGGTTGTAAAAGGAAAGGAATGGTTGGCAGAATTCGATAGCCATACTTGTGAATTATGTTCAAGTATGCATGGAGAAGTAGTAAGTATAAATGAAAATTTTAGTCTTGGAGGCGACCCTCCTGGCGTCACGCATCCAAATTGCAGATGTTTAGTTCTCCCAGTATTAAAAGAAATTAAATCGAATATACCTAAAAAATCTAAATAAAAATCACATACGATTTAACTACAAAGACGAGTAAATCACATAGCACAGCTTAGGACTTGACTACAAAACGAGCAAGATTCCAACCGTGGAAATTGCTCGTTATTTATTTATAAGATTATGAAAAAACAATATACAAATGCTTATGTCAAAGAAGTAAAAGAAGATGGGGTTATCGTTGGCGCAGTTGCAACAACTGATTCGCCTGATAGAGATGGTGAAATTCTATCTATTGATGGATGGGAACTCGATAACTTCATTAAAAATCCAGTTTTACTTTGGGGACATGATTCAAGGGCGTTACCGATTGGAAAGGTAACTAATATAAAAAGAGCAGAAAATTCACTTCTATTTGATGCAAAGTTTGCAATAGAAGAGAATGATTTTGCTGCTAAGGTAGCAAAACTTGTAAAAGGCGGGTATCTAAATACCTTCTCGGTAGGATTTCTACCGAAACAAAGAGAAGGTGATAAATTTACAAAACAAGAATTACTGGAAATATCAGTAGTAAATGTTCCTGCTAATCCAGAAGCAGAAGTTTCAAGAGAATTTAAGGATTTTCAGAAAGCAGTCAAGTCAATTGAAAAAAGAGAGACTAAAGAAAGTAAAAAAGAGGTTAAAGAAAAAGTTAAAGAAGAGATTAAAAAGGAAGTATCTAAAATAGAAAAGACTTCTGAAAAGAAAAAGGAAGTTAAAAAAGAAGTAAAAGAGATTAAAGAAGAGAAAAAGATAGAAGAAAAGCCAAAAAAGGAGTTAAAAAAGAAAGTAAAGAAAGAAGTAAGTAAAGAAAGCGAAAAGGTTGAAACAGAACAAAAGAGTCCTACTTGTAGGAAGAAAGGTGAAACAGAAGCTGAATGCAGGGCAAGAAAAATTCCCGAGATTATGGACGAGGGTTATAAAAGAGACCAAGCCGTTGCAATGGCTTATAGTATGTGCAAGAAACCCTGCAAAGCAAAAGATAGTGATAATGCCAAAGAATCCGAGAAGGAATTACCAAAGATAGATATTAAAACAGAAAAAGAAGGAAGAATTGTATCAGAAAAAAATAGAATATTAATTAGAAATACAGTATCGACGCTTAAAGAAGCGTCAGACGCCTTAGAGGGATTGCTCAAGGTAACTGAATCACCTAAGGGCGAAAGGGAGGTCGGCAAACCTTCAATAGCTAAAAAAGACAATAAAGTTCTAAAGGCTTTGAAGAGATTAGATAGAGAGATTGAACATCTCATCTTAACAGAGAAAGGAAAGTAAAATGAGTAAAAAATACATTCTTATAAATGGGAAAAAGCATTACATTAAGACAGAACCAACAAAAGTTAAGAAAGAAGAAGAAGACGAGGAAATTGTTGATGAAGAAAAGTCAGTAGATAAGATTGCAGAAAATATCGCTCAAAAGCTTGCTGAATTAACCAAGACAAAAGAAAAAGACTTAAAAAAGAAAGATAAGGTGGTTAAAGCGAATAAAGAAGTTAAGTTAATTGACCGTGAAGAAAATATCTTAACAACTAGATTTGGTAAAGATATTTCATTAAAACATAGTCAAGTTCTTGGTTTAACGGATTGGTTTAAGGCATTCGTTAGAGATGATAAAGCGTCTGCAATGGCTTATTATCAGAAACACGAACCTCTTAACGAAGGAACAAACGCAGAAGGTGGATTCTTAGTTCCAACGATTCTTTATAATGTAATTGTTAAATGGCAAGAAGACGAAGCAGTTATCAAGCCACGTGCTAAGGTAATTGATATGTCGGGTATGAAGACAAATCAATTAAATATTAGCGGTATTGCTTCAAAACCTCGTGTTAGTTGGACCTCAGAAAAGAGTGCGAAATCTACTTCTTCAATGGAATTCCAGCAACAAGCTCTTACTCCTTACAAATTAGCTGCTATTATAACTATCACCGATGAATTAATCGAAGATAGTCCATTCAATATCGTCTCGTTAGTAAGTGCAGAATTAGCTGATGCTATCACCAAGGAAGAAGATAGAGTATTTGCAGTAGGAACAGGAACAGCTCAACCAACAGGAATTGATGCTTATACTTGGGCTTCTACTAATTGTGGAGGTGCAATGACACTTGACCATATCCAAACAGCATATTTCAGAGTAAGCCAATCTTACAGAAATAAAGCATATTGGCTTATGAATTCAAGAGCTATTGAACATATTGCCAACTTAAAGGATAGTAATAACAGACCTCTTCTTCTTGAAGAAGGAATTATTACAGATTCTAGATTCCCATCGTTAAAGAGACGACCAGTTCTTGAACAAAATGATATTGCTTCAAGTAAAATTTTCTTCGTTGACCTATCCAAGTATTGGATTGGTGTCAAACACCCTATGAAGATTGAAATGGCTAAAGAAGCCACCGTTGCAGGAGATAATTTATGGGAAAAGAATATGAAAGCTATTAGGATTGAAGAAAGAATTGATGCTGAAGTAGTTGATACAAGAGCAGGTTATGAATTGACAAATACAGGAATTAGTTAAAGTTTTTGAGTCCGCCCTAGGGGTCTTGCGACTAGAGGGCGGATAATAAAGACCTGAACTAAGTTAAATTGTAAACAAGAAAATTATGTTATTTAAAGTTAAATTAATTACCAGTTATTTAAACAACCCAAGAGGAACTATCTATGAAACGGATAAAGAGAAAGCAGAACAGCTTGTTTCTCTTAAGAGAGCAGAATGGGCAGAAAATCCCAAAGTTACTATTAAAAAAGAGAAAGATAGATTAGCTAAAGAAGCAAAAAGAAAATCAACGAAACAAATGAAACCAAGAAGAAAATCAAGGTATTTTACAAAATAATAGAAAAAAATATATAACGATGACTGCATTCCTATATAAGAAGTAATTCGGGAACAAAGCATCGTTATATATTTATACGTCTTTACAGTGTAATTCAAAAAATCGCGAGTTATGCGGAAGGTTTTGAGCGTAGAATTGAAATCATACAGTATATTAAGTAAACAATTCTTGATTGGCAAAAACAATCACTTATTGGAATTAATATATAAAAAAATGAAATCAAAAGAAACGATATCAATGATGAGTTATTCGTTAAATAATAATTTATCATTTCAAATAGATAATAGCACATCAGGTAATAATCAAATGTCTTGCTGGAATTATTGGACAGAGTATTATTATCCAGAAGTAATTCATTATAGTTATCCAGTTTATATTCAAGAAAGGGCCAAAGATAAAGGCAAAAAAGCATACGAAGTAGTTAAAGTACTTAGAGATAAAAAAGTAATAAAATTAGAGAAAGTGTCTGATTTTATAAAATTAATGGATGCTTTAATTGAAATCTTATAAATTATGATAAAATTATCCGTTGTAATCCCCAGTTATAAAGACCCGCTACTTCGTCGAACAGTTAATTCTATTTTAGATAATTCTGCTCTTGGTGATGAATTAGAAATTATAGTGTTGCTAGACGGTTACTGGCCAAGTTTTAGATTAGTCGATGACCCTAGAGTAAAATATGTTCATATAGGAAAGAATAGGGGAATGAGGGAGTCAATAAATGCTGGGGTAAGAGTATCAAGAGGAAAATATATTCTACGTACAGACGAACATTGCATGTTTGCTAAAGGATTTGATAAAGAGATTATCGAAAATATGGCTGATAATTGGATTGTAACA